GTTTGTACCTTCAGCAATATTGGTCGTGGTTAATACGACTGCGCCTGTCTGCCCGTTGACCGAGGTTACCGTTTCGGTGTTATCAACCTTCTGCCAAACAGTTCCGTTATATACCGCCCAATCGCCCACAAGCCAATCAGTAATCCCGTTAAGGTTAGTATTACCAGCAACGCTGACAACATAGTAATAACCTTTAGTACCAACAGAAGAAGTAAGGGTAGGTGTATTAGTGCTTGCATCCCATGTTCCTTGGTAACTAAGTGCGCCTAGGACTGCGGCAGGTAGTTCAGAAACAGGTACTTTACCGCCAGCGTCTAGGGTTGCTACTCCTAATGCCACCCCAGCATCTTTAGTCGATGCCGTGCCTAAACCCGTAATGTCTGTATTAGGGATGGTCGAGGATGCGGTTAGGGCTGTAGTTCCTGCGCCCTTGACATAGCCTGTCAGGGTTGTTGCGCCTGTACCACCTTGGTTAACTTGTAGCGTACCCGTTACATTGGATGCAGGGATAGTCACCCCTGATATTGTTCCACCAGTAATCGCTACCGCATTGGCGTTCTGCTCTGCCATTGTGCCAAGCCCAGTAAGGGTATGGTCAGCATTCCAATCGGATGGCTGTACTAGGTTTGCATCCCCAGCGTCAGGTATTGCTGAAGTCTTACTATGCTTGACTGTTATAGGCATTACTGGACTCCAATAATCTTACCGTCTTGTCCTCGAACTACCTGCTTCGGTCTATTGTGGTTCTCGTTAATGGTGTTTACCAAATCACCTAATGCTAGGGTCATTTGCTGGTTGCTCATGGCAATAGCATCGGCAATAGGCTGCATAGGATGTTTCATAGATTCGGCCATATCCATCTCGGTCATGTAGGCTTGTGCGCCATCAGAATCATCTGAACCAATACGAGCAACCTCAATCTTAGCCCCGTTGTTAATGTGCGCTAACAAGACTTGTGTATTGCGCTCGGTGTGCATCTTCATCTGAGCGACCTTGATCTCCATCTCACGATCCATAGCGTTACGCTGTTCTTCCAGTTGGAATTTAAGCTGGTTCTCTTGTGCTTGGTACTCTTGTTTAGCCTTTTCAAGTTCCATCTGCATCTGCATCTTTTGTTGGTCAATTTGCATTTGCATCTGCATTTCAGCCTGTTTAGCCTGTGATTGGGCTTGCAGTTTGGTCTGTTCCATCTGCGCTTGCATCTGTAACTTCTGCATTTCAGGTGATGGTGGCTTGGGTTGACCTTCCATTGCCTTGGCTTGTTGACGGAACTTATCGGCTGTTTCGTCAATCAAACCTTCTAAACCTTTACCAGCCTTAAATGCGGTTACGCCAAACTTGAGCATCTCAACAAGCATTGGAGTGAGTTCAGGCGTAGATTGTGCGGCTGGCAATGCTTGACTTAGGAATCCGCTAATTGCGCTCAAGAATTCCATGCGGTTTTGCTTTTCTTGCTGCTCATCCTGATAGATCATGGAATCCGTAGTTACTTCAATACGGAAATTCTTGGCTGGCTCATCCTTCAAAAGCATCAATGCTTGTGGGATAAGTGCTTGATCTTGTGGGGATAATTGCATTGCACCGCTAATCTTAACGATTGTGTCATCGGTAAAGTGCTGGCAAATAATCTGTGCTTTGATCTGCAAAAGAGTAGTAGCAAAATTCACTACCTCATGTTGCATAGTCTTTAAACGCCCTGAAGCATTGTTTGACTTAATGATCTGTGCGCCAAGGGTTTCATTCGGATCGGTCTGACCACGCTGAATATCAGCAATGCCCATGATCTCGTAAATCTGCCCTTTGACCTGCTCCATAGCCTGATAAGCCATGTTTAAGCCTTGAGCAATTGGGGCAATATCTACAAGGTTAATAGCACCTACAAGTCCACCCTTCTCGCTAAATGCACCGTAGTTCTTAACGGGTAGCAGAGTGTTGTTCTCGCCTTCTGTAAACAAACGCTGTAAGCTAGGCTCAGAAGCGTCATACACGCCCCGAACCTTAAGTGCTTGAATGAAGCCATCAATGCGGTCTGCCAGCGTGTCTAGCTGTCTTGCTTGATCTTGGTACAGTACAAAGTCAGGTACAGGAATTAGGCTGTCTGTCGTAAGGGTAGAGAACATGGGTTTTGGGCAAGGCCAAAAGTTCTCAAGCTGTAACGGATCGTCACGGGTATCAAGAATCTTGCCCATTGACTTAGACAGCCAAATCACTTGACCTGTGGCTTTATCCCAAATCTCATAAATTAGGGCTTCCCGTGCCATTTCACCCATCTTTTCATTAAATGCTTTAGATGTTTCAGGCTTGGTATCAAGCGGAATTTTACCGCCTAGTTCTTCACCAAAACGCTCGACTAAGGCAGGGCGTTCCATATAGACTTTACGCCATACTGCAGTTACTTCTTCCCATGTACGGGCAGTTGTTAATCCAAAGTCACGCCAGTAAACATAGTCAACTGGGGCGCATTCGTACTCGATACGCTCTTGATCTTCACGGTAGATACCGCCTTCAGTTTCTGCTTCATCTGTATCTTCGGTTACTTGGAAACCATCTTCAGGCGCACCTTCTCCCATTCCAGCAGCTTGACCAACGATATGTGGTTCATAACGCACCCATGCTGTACCACGCCCACCGAGTAAACGGTCTTGAACGCATTGCTTCATTGCGCTGGCATAGTCACCATAATGCTCAATTTCGTACTCTAATGCCCGTTCTAGCATCATTGAAGCTACACGACCAATAGGGTCGTTATCACGGAATCTACGGCTTACATCGGGTCTTGGCAGTCTTGCAAATACCGCAGGGGTAATGGTCTGTACATTGCTCCACAGGATATTAAACTTAGCTTGTGGGTTGTTGCGGCTACGGGATTCGTCACGATACCGCTTAACAATCTTATCGGCTCTGCCTTCCCATTCTTTGAATGTACGCTCGTACTGGGCGATGCAGTTGTACCAATCTTCGTATGTATGATCCATGTTAATCCTTAGGTAAAGTTACCTATTGCTATTACTTCAGCACCAGCACCCGTTGTTACTTTCCAAGCACCATTTTTAGAAAAAGTATTTACTTCAATGGAATAAACACCGATTGCAGTATTGGCGGCTACTAATACATGAGATGTAGTGTTATCTAACAGGCTTACAGTAGAAGTAGCTGTAGCGGATACAGTAATAACTAAACGGTGTAAATAATCGCCAGTTGCGCCAGTTGTGCCTAATACTTGGGCTGTTTGTGAAGCTGCTACATGCTCGTAGGGTAATGCAAATGTTGCGGCTGCTGTTGTCATTTAAATTCTCCTGTTGATTACTTTGGGGGTTTCTTTCCACATTTCGTTGAGCGTTACATCCGTTTGCCCAATATGTAGTCCTTTAATCCTTGTATCTTTGAGGATAGGGCTTTCTTCATCCTTCCAAACAAGGCTGAGATAGCGCATAGCGTCACTCGAATGGCTTGTCCAATCGTGTTTTGGGCGATCCCTAAATACTTTCTTATCATCATCCCATTCCCTTTGGTATTGACGCAAACATTCTATTAATTCTTCACACTTATTATCAAACCAAGTGCGAGTTAATGCAAGTCGTGTTGCCTGTATTCCATCCTGAATTGACAGATTTGGTACGATTTTTAGATGTTTTATGTCAATTTTTGCAGAAATCTGCTCGATTATGCTCTTTCCACCGCTTGCTAGTGTTTTTGCCCTAGCGTCATGGGGTAGCCAATGTGTGCCATATTTGTACCCGTACTCATCTTCTTTTTGGGCAAGTAAACCTGTGTAGTAGGATATGGGTTGACCGTTAGATGAATGGTGATCTAGCACCCGTATCTCACCGTATACCGTCTGAAACCAAATGATAGCCGTGGAATCGTTGTACCCCAAATCCCATACGGTATGGCAGGGGAACATAGGGTCATAGTCCACCGTAGTAATACGCTCAAGGTCGGTGATCCTACGCATCTCCTGCCCGTAGAATGCGCCAATGATAGCGGCCTCAAATGAGCATAAGAACTCTTGCTCGTACTGATTAGCTGACATAGACTGTTGTGCGTCTAAGAGTTCAGCTTCAGGCAATAGTCCTGACTTGTCTGCTCTTAGGGTCTTAACATACCAGTTTGGGTTCTTTTGGGCTTCGTTGTAGATGTTATAAAAGGCATTATGACCCTTGGGTGTACCGATAAAGGTAGCCCAACCTTGGCGGTCTGTAAGTAATGGGCGCACAATCTCACCCCACAGCCTTGGCTTCATATCAGCATATTCGTCTAAAACGACACCATCTAGATATAGACCCCGTAAGGCATCAGGATTATCTGCGCCAAACAGTCTAATCTTAGCCCCATTGACCAGTTCTACCCATAACTCAGATTGATTAGCCTTAACAATGGCTGGCTCTGCAAACTTGAGTAAGTAATCCCATGCAATGTTTTTAGCTTGGGCGTAGTACGGGGCTATATAGGCGTAACGAGCGTTCTCTTTCTTTTCCATGACTGCCCTACGGATCGTATCCGCAATGGTCGCTACGGTCTTACCTGCCCGCCTATGACAGACTAGGACTGCCCAGCGTTGTTCACGCCTATGAAAGTCTAAGAAAGCATCCCTTGACTTATAGGGATACTCGTATTTTTTGACTACCTCAATCAAGGAACTTGTGTTCGTGGATTACTTTAACGGGCTGGTCTGCATCACCTGTGTGTTCTGTCCTAGCCAGCTTTGGTACATGGTACTCAGCGACTTGCATAAAGCAATCAAAGGCTACCTTTGGCCCTAGCTTCTCGTTCATAGCGATCTCGTCAAGCCATTCTTGTAACTTATGGCTGTTACCATCCACGAACTTAGCGATAGCCTCTCTAGCGAGGGCTGTTGACTTGTTAGGGCTACCAGCAGGTCTACCTGCTCCCTTAATATTCTTTAATTGTTTATTCTCCATACCTTATCCAAGTAGTTGATTAAGATAGGTTAATTGTATCGTTATTTAATGCGTTTAACAACCTGTGGTTCAAAGCTAATAATACCTTGAGGTGTAATGATGCCTTCATATCCTGCTTGATTGCTTATACGCTCTAATGCGTTTGTAGCGGCATTTTGATCGACTATGCCTTGATACTGGTTGTAATTGCGGGATAGCTGATTAAGTCTGTCGGGATCAGCGGCCACATCGTATAGGTTTGTCATGTCTGCGCTATATTGGTTTGGTCCTAATCCTACTTCCCGTGTATTAGGATTACTGTAAAAATAGGTTCTATTGCGTAATGCGTCTGCCATTTTCAGTCTTGTATCCTCTGCGCCTTTAATGCCTGTACCGTATTTTGTGGGGTCGGTACGGGTTAGGTCTGTTAGATTGCTAAAATGATACCCTGTAGCAGCCGTTGGGTTATTAGGCGTAATGTACGGTTTAAGGTAATCAGGTACTCCACCAGCGTAATTCACATCTATCATTTCAGGTGGTAAAAGGAATGCTTTTTGCTGGGCATATTGGGTTTGTGCGCCCAATTCAGCAAGTTTGGCATCTACGGCCGATGTATCTTGACCTGTTCGAGCTAAACGCTCCTGTTGTAACTTTAATGGAATCATTTGCGCTTGTAGGTCAGCATTGATGCCTGAGTAGTTTACAAAACTGTTTTGCCCCCGTGTTTCAGTAGCGGCCGCCATTTTAGCTAATGGACTGTAAAGCTGGCTATGAGAACCAAACGCTAATTCTTCACCTTTAGGACCAAAACTTGCTCCAGTAGGCCCATGCCCGTAGTAATCATGTACTGCACGGAATACTTGATTTTCATTTAAACCTGTATATGGGTCAATTTTATTAAGTAATTCGTGAGGACTGCCACCAGCGTAGGTATACATATGCTTGTTTATTAAAGCATCTTCTAACATTTGGGGCGATCCAGCATAATTCAAATTGCCTTTATGGTATGACAGGTTCATGCCTTGATTCATCATACGATCTAATTGCTGAGCGTTTTCTTTTGCTAATTGTTCATAGCTGGCTGGTATTAGTTCGTTGTAATTTGTAGCACCTGATTTGCGGATAGCTTCAGGGTAATTGCGTAAATATTGAGCAAACATTTTGGCTTGCAATGTTGGCTCTATACCCTTAACCATTTCTTCGTAGGTCTTAGCTATGGGAAATTGTTTCTGTAACGATGAGGGCGGCATAGCCCTTACCGCTTCCAAATTAAAATTAGGGTTTATTTGTCGTGCAGAAAGTACCGCTGGGTTTACTTCAGGATTTGCAAGGATTTTATCTAACGATGAGGTAATATCTCGTCTGAGATTGGGTATTTCAAGGTTTCCTTGTACTGCTCTAAGGTCATTGGCTGTAAGCCGTGACGGATCAAGGTCTGATTTATGTAATCCAACCCTTCTAATATCTCCTGTGTCGAAAAATCCTTTTCCAACATTTTTATCCTTTGACGCTTTTGGCGTTTTATTAATTGCGGCTATGGGTAATAGCGATGCGGCAATACCAATCGGTTCTCCCGATTCGTAACCCTCACTATACATTAAGTTAAGCGGATTTAACACCCCACCTTCATACGGGTTTTTTGATGGTACACCTACAGCACCAGCGGCAAAACCTGTTTCTTTTGGTAGTTTGTTTACACCTAATAATTCTGTAAAGGCTTGTGGGTTTGTAATGAAACGCTGTGCTTCAGATGGTAGATTAATTAAATAATCTGCCTTTTGTCTCAAAAGGTCAGCCAGCGTAGCCATTTACTTTACTTCTTTATCTAAGTCTTTAAGTTTGTTAGATAGCATCTTCCTACGGGCAATGCGTTCTGCTTGTTGCTTCTCTAGTGTAGATTGATGTTCAGGGCGTAGCATTGCATCTTCTTTCTTGTACTTGCGGCTCATGTGTTCCATTACATATCCTTCATCTTTTCACGGATCATATCTTTTCTGCTCTGCGGTTTAGCAGTCTTAGCAGATTCTTTAAAATCCTGCGCTGTTGGGGCATCTTTGCTACCAACCTTGTTCATTTTTTCACCTGATCCCGCCTTGATCCTAGCCCTCTTGCGGTGAATATTGGCATATAGTCCGTCTTTCATTAGCATTTCCACCTTGCTCTAGCCGCCTTACCACGCTCACCTGTCCAGCCTTTTGACCTTGCACAAAAACTATCGTGCCTTGGGCCACTGGCTTGTGGTGCTTGTAGATTAGCGTTGTTTTTACGATTGTATGCCGCCCTACCTTTAGCGGTCATCCCTGCGCCCTGCTCTGTAGGCAGGTAATTCTTATCCTTGCCCGTTGTTGTCTTAGGAATGGGTTTATCGTGCTTTTCTACTGCGGCACGAATGTCATCCCTACGACTCATGCCTTTTCCTCAATGTATTTAGCGTAGGCATCCTCTAGCTTTGCCTTACGGCTACCTTTGGCGTTCTCACGCTCAACGCTTAAAGCAATGGCTACGGCTTGTTTCTTAGGCTTACCAGCTTTGATTTCGGCTTTAATGTTCTTGCCGACTGATTTTGCGCTACCTGATTTATCTAATGGCATGATTAAGCCTTAAATTTAAGTAAATAAATGGTGGTGTCGATCTCTTGGGCGATATTGTCGATCAATTGAAC